CCAATTCCCCGGCGGTCCTAGCGTCAATCCTTTTCAGGCGTTCGCCGCTAGGGGTAGCGTGCTGTATATCCTTGCTGGCCTTGGTCAGAGCAATACGCCATGCAGTATTTATGGGTACAACCTTCAAACGGGCGCGATCATCAGCAAGGGAGACTCATTGCCGATTGGAACGGCAGATGCGGCGAAGGTTGAAGCCGGAGACTACAACGAGCCGGAGGGGATCGGGTTTGTTGATGGCAAACTTGCTGTGCTATGCACCCAAGGCTCAACAGCCGGGCGGCGGTCCAATCGGATCTATTTGTGCGCGCGCAAGCCATCGGCAAGCGAGCAGTCCGCAGCAGCCATGAGCCGCTGGAACTCTGCCTTTGCCGGATCGCGCTATACGAGCGCACGGCAGGCGCTAATCAAGTCGGTCCTCGACGAGTTGATCGAGAATGGCATTTACGAGCGCCTATCGTTCCTGTACCTCGCGAACTCCGACTCGGCCGGCTCGTTAATCAATCTCGCGAACCCGCGCCAAAACGCGACGCTAAAAGGGGCCGTAACTTTTACGGCAGATCGCGGCTGGAAAACAGACGGAACGAGCGGATACATCGACACTGGCCTCAGTCCAATGTCGTCGCCTAACGTAGAACTAAACAGCGCAAGTTTCGGCGCGTATATCCTCGGTACTGGCGCATCATCGACGGTTCTGGGCACAGCAGCGAGTTCAGCGATTATTCTATCGGCGCATACGGCGGGCGGCAACTTCAGTTCACGTCTAAACCAAACAGCGGCCGACAATTTCGCGAGTGCGGCGACGGCCGGCCACTTCGCGCTAAACCGAAGCAATGCGGCCGGCTATGACAAGTACCTAAACGGCGCGCTTGTAAAAACTGTGACATATGCGGCCGACACGTTTATTAGCAGTTCAAACGTGATTCTGTTGGGAGCAAACGGCGGTTACGCCGACGCCAATACGCAACTGGCAGCAGCGCATGGCGGGCTGTCGCTGACCGCGACACAAATGACCGTTCTGTACAACGGCATCACACGCTATCTGCACGAACTTGGCGCTGTGTAACTAATCCCCGCCAATTTGCATCACCAAGCCCGCCGCGCGCGGGCTTTTTTCATTGGAGATTCACTTGGATCGTCAACTCGTTTGGGCTGGTCAGATACCCCTCGAAACCGATATATTAAACACGAACAAGAACGTCCATTTCGCGCTCGGTCAGTTCGCGCAAGACGTTCTCGGCACTTCGACCATCTTCACCGGCCTCGGCTGTGTTCCGAACACGCCCGCTGCGATGAATGTCATCGTGCAGCCTGGCGCGGTGTATGCGCAGGCCGCGCTTGATGTGACGGCATATTCTTCGCTCGCGGCCGATTCGACCGTCACGCAGAAGCAAGGCATTCTCAAGACCGCGCAGACCTTCAACACGCCCGCGCCGGTGACGTCCGGGCAGTCGATCGTCTATCTCATTTCCGCATCGTTCCTCGAAGCCGATGCGAACGCCGTCGTGCTGCCGTATTACAACGCGGCGAACCCGTCGCAAGCGTACAGCGGACCGAGCGGAACCGGAGCGCCGCAGAACACGACGCGTCAAGATACGGTCGCGCTCACGCTCACGACCGGCGTACCGGCGACGACCGGCAACCAGTTGACGCCCGCGACGCCGAACGGACAGATCGCGCTCTATACGGTTACGGTCGCATATGGCGCGACGAGCGTCACAGCGGCGAATATTGCGAAGGTGAGCGGGGCTCCGTTCCTGAGTTCCGGGTCGGTTCTCGCGCAAATCGGTAACTTCAAGAGCTTCAACACGATCGGCACGGCGACGACGCTGACTGGCGCGCAATCCGGCAGCTATTTTCAGTTGGGTGGAGGGTCGAGCTATACGGTAACGCTCCCCGCTCCGGCAGCGGGCTTGCGGTTCACGTTTTATGTTTCAAGCGTGACCGTAACGATCTCGGCCCCCTCCGGTTTGATCTTCAACGCGCTTAACACCTCGTCGTCGATCACGGCAAGCCCCGGAATGTCGTATGACATGGTGTGCGACGGCGGAAACTGGATTGTTTTATCGGGGCAAGGAACCGCAGTTCTCTCCGCAAGCGGCTATCAAAAGCTGCCGAGCGGGTTGATTATCCAGTGGGGGCAGGTTGGAGTAATTGCGGCAAGTTCTTCGCTTACTGTCACATTCCCTATTGCATATCCGAACGCCGCTATTTCTACAGTCGTTAGCGCTGGCGCAACTGGGTCGGGCAGTCCGGTTATTAACGGGGTTAATAGCGGGGGCGGCGGAAATCCGAAGACTAGTTTCGCGGCATGGAATTCCAGTTCATCAATTGGTACTCAGCCTGGATATTACGTTTCGTTTGGATATTAAATCATGGGCCAAAAACAAGCCGCATACGACAACACGGGCGCAATCGTCGCTTATTACGACACCGTTGATAGTCCCGCTCCCGCTGGCGCGACCGTGCTCAATATCACCGATGCGCAGTGGCAGGCCGCCATCTCGACGCAGGGTTACACGGTCGTCAAGGGCGCATTGACGCCGCCCGCACCGCCGACCGATGCCGAACTGCTTGCCGCCGCGAAAGCTGCGCAGAAAGCCGCGATCGACGCCGCGTATGCGAACGCCGTGCAGTCACCCGTTTCGTTCAAGACGGCCGCAGGCGTGACGCAGACGTTCCAAGCCGACGCCGACAGTCAAGACATTCTCGCCAAGGCGACGCAGGGGTACACCATCGCGGGCGCGGTGCCGGCTAACTTCTTCTGGAAAGCCGAAGACAACACGCTTGTCGCCTTCACGCTTGCCGACCTGCAAGGGCTTTACGGCGCGATGCTCGCGCAAGGGTGGGCGGGGTTCCAGAAGCGCGCCATGCTGAAGGCTCAAATCGCAGCCGCGACGACCGTTGATGCCGTGACCGCGATCACCTGGTAATCGAGCCTCGCACCGCACACAAGCCGCCTTCGGGCGGCTTTTTCTTTGGATGACCGATGGATTTCAACATTCTCAACGGCTGGCTGATTCTTCTCGCGACTGGCTGCGGCGTCGTCATTTGGTGGCTGTTCCGATCGCTTCACGCGCGCGTTGAAAAGGCAGAGGACACGCTTGACGCGTTCAAGCTCGAATGCGCGAAAACCTACGTCACATCGAACGCGCTCGAAAAGGCGCTCGACAATTTGAACGACACGATCAAGGCGGTATTTGCCAAGCTTGATCGAATCGACACAAAACTCGACGGCAAGGCGGACAAATGACGATCGTCATCACGCCGGCCCTACTCGAAAACGCATGCCAGTCGATGACGGTGAACGCGGCCAAATTCGCCGCACCGCTGACCGCCGCATGCGAGCGCTACTCGATCAACACGCCGCAACGCCTCGCGGCATTTCTCGCCCAGGTCGGCCATGAGTCCGGCTCTCTCGGCGCGACGTCCGAATCGTTCAATTACGCAATCCCCGCGCTGATGGCGACGTTCCCGCGCGTGATGACGTATGCGGTCGCCGTGAAGTACGGCCGACAGCCGAACGAGAAAGCCGTGCCGCTCGAACGTCAGCAGCAAATCGCGAGCATGGTCTACGCGAACAAGTACGGCAACGGCAACGCGGCGAGCGGTGATGGATTCAGATTTCGCGGAAGCGGTTTGGTTCAGACAACTTTTCGCGCGAACTTCGCCGACGCCGCGAAAGACATCGGCGTTGACATCGTTGCGAATCCCGACTTGGTGCGCAACGACGCGAACACCGCTGCGCTTGTCGCCGGCTTCTACTGGATCAATCACGGCCTGAACGCGCTCGCGGACGCGGGCGAATTTGATGCCATTACCCGGCGCATCAATCCCGCGATGCTCGGCGCCGATCAGCGGCGCGCAAGGTGGGCGAAGGCGAAAGCCGCGCTCGGCATCTAACGCAAACGCCCGCCTCGCGCGGGCTTTTTTATGCCAACTACGCAAGCACACGAACTGAAGCAAACGCTGACCGTCGACGTCCTGACGCCGGCGCATGAGGCGCGCACTACAACGCGCCTTTTCGAACTGTCGAAGCGGCAACTGATGAAGCGCGAAGACCCGCCGCGCTGCTGGATTTGCCGACGCACCGCCGATGAAGTCGGTCCGCTCGAAGCGCATCACGCCGGCATTGAACGCTCATTCGCGGAAGGCGAAATCGACTGGGAAATCGTGAAGCAGGATTTCCCGCATTACGACTGGACGCACTTCGATCCGGCGAATCCTTATTCCTTCGTCGACGACATGGAAGCGCAGGGCATCTTGCTTTGCAAGGTTCACCACACCGGCAAGGGAACGGGCATTCACACGTTGCCGTACCCGCTTTTCGTGCTCCAGCGATACCTTAAAGACGGCGTGCAGTTCACGCCCGCCGAAGTGATTCATCACGACCATGTTTAAGAAACTGCTCGAAGTGGTGACGGGCGACGACAACCTGACGATCGAGCCTGCATATCTATGGCCGGCTGCGGCTTTCGTGGTTGGCTTGGCGCTCGAAATCTACTGCACCGTCACCGGCAAGCCCTTCGACATGCAGGCATACGGAATCGGCGCTGGCGCGCTGCTGACCGGCCTCGGCATGTCCGCGAAGTTCGGCAAGTAATCCCCTCCCCTATCGCATCAATAGCCCGCCGCGTGCGGGCTTTTTTCATTGGAGTCACGCATGACGATTGGTTTGTCCGCTACCGCGCGCAATGCTCGCCTCGATGCAATCACTTCGCAAGCCGGCGCGAATGCGCTCATCAAGTTTTACACCGGCTCGCGCCCGGCGACGGGCGGCACGGCGACAACGCTGCTCGCGACTGTGACGTGCGGCGCGACGCTCGCGCCCGCATCGAGCAATGGCACGCTGACATTCAACACGACGACGGCCGGAACTGCTGCCGCAACCGGCACGGCGACATGGGCGCGGCTCACGACGTCAGGCGGAACGTTCGTCGCTGATATGGACGTCGGCACGTCCGCGCCGGCTGAAATCGTCATGTCGACGGTTTCGATTGTCAGCGGCGCACAGGTCAGCATCACATCGGGCGCGCTCACCGAAGGCAACGCATAAGGGAGAGTCGTGGGTACTCTAACCGGCTCAAACACACTTCTCGCCGGCACAGAGACATTCAACCTCTCTTCTCCGGCGCAAACAGACTGGATTCAATTTCCGCAGTCGGCGACATCCGTCAATCGGAAATCGGGCGGCGGATCGACGATCGGATTGCCGACGCTGATCGGCTCGGGCGTGACATGGACGGGCTACACAGACGGCCCGAAAATGACGTGGACGGACGGCACGCCCGCGGCATCGGCGACGGCGCTCGCGGGCGGCATCTACGTCGACAACACGACTGCGACCGGGCAGGGCTATCAATTCACCCTGCCCGCCGATACGACGAGCCGAACCGCGACGATCTATTGGGCGGCGTATTCCAGCGCCTGCACGCTCACCGCGACGCTATCGGACGGCAGCGCAACCGCCTACACCGTATCGCCCGGCACGACAGGCAGCGGCAATCAGAAGTTCTACAGC